TGAATGTCCTATGCAAAGCCTCCGTAGTTTTTATTTGTTAACTAGTGTGAAGGAAGAAATACCTGAAGTAGATTTTACAGGTGAAATAGTTGTTTTGGAGGATGGTATTTTAGGTAAAGAGGAACCTCTGATAGCGCGGTGCTACTCTGAGTTGATTGATGCAAATGGAGGAATGATGATTTTATTGAAAGGAAAGTATTGTTGGATTCACCACAATAATCCTAATTGGAAGCAAGGGATAAGGAGTGCTGAACAATTATGGCAAATCACAGAGAAAATGTTGATGGAAAGATCTATGACATGTCTTGAGTTGAAGAAGCTGTTTTCTAGCTTAGGTTTGTTAGATTTAATGGTAATGAAAAGTGTTTTCCAAGAAGTCTCAGTGGGTATAAAATCAAAAGGTGTCAAATCTTTCAACCCACACAAATGGGACAAACATATTGTGATGATTGTAGAAGACATAGGATTAGCTGTCTTGTGGAAACTCTTAATAATGGAGGTGGCTGCTCAGGAGCTTTCGGTTATAACAAGCAAAACCAGAACCAAATCTCTTGTCAAAGAAGAAGCTTGGAGCGAAGCCAAAACTGAATATTCTGAGTTAGAAACCACCCTGCTCGCCAATACCTCTCCAGGTTTTAAAACTGCCAAGACAATAGGGACAGTACTTATAGCGCTAGTTGGTGCAGGGGCAGCAATTTATGGAGTTTGGTCCACTTTTTCCTGGTTGTATGGAGTTGTAGTGGGAACAGGAAAAGTCACAGTTGACACCCAACTTCTGGGAACAACAACTGAGGATAGCAGTGATGAAGAGGAGGAAGAGATACCACTTGGCACTTCAGCAAAGAAACAGATGGGATTTATGGCTTCTGGAGATCAAAGAACACAAAGAGTATCAAGAACCATGAAGCCCAGAAAAATGGTAAGAGCCCCAGGTTTATTGAAACAAATGACTCAGTTGGTTTCAGGTGATCAAACTACCAAGAGAGTGTCTAGAACCATAATGAAGAGAACAATGAAGAAGATAGCTCATTCAGGTAAGGCCCAGATGGCTCCTAGACCTTTCAAATGTGATGGCTCAGCTTCTTTCACTACCAATGCCTTGGCTCAACTCGCTATTAAAGCTGCTCTTGAGATAGAAAATGTGCCAATGAGTTTTCTCAGAAAGTTAAACATTGAGGTTCCTAAGCATGAGACGGTGATTGCCAACAAAATGGATAATAAATCATGGCAAAAGAAGTATGTGGAACTCAATTATGTCAGACCCCTTCCTCAAGCTACGATGGATGTTTCATTGTTGGAAGGAGAAAATCTGGCTCTGGCAGTTAATGATATTGGATTCACCCCTTTGAAGAAAAACCTAGACTATAATCCAAATAGAATTGCCAGTTGTGTTGAAGGGGATTCCAACCTAAGATCCAATCACACTTTGCCATCAGATCTCAACAATTATGCCTTAATTAACCACAAATCTCAAGATGGTGTTCCATTCAGACCAGCTAAAACAATGAACAAGAAAATAGTGTCTGTTCCAGGAGTATCTCAAATGAAAAAGGACAAAGTTGTTTTGAATCTAGTGGAAAATGTTTTCTTAAAGTGCTGTGGTTTTGTTTTCTCAAGGAAAGAAAGGGCAGGTGGCAATTGCTTCAGATTGGTTGGAAGTTGGATTTTACTACCAGCTCACTATGCCTCTGTCTTTCAACATGGAACAACAGTAACACTTGTCTTTGAATTGCACCTGATAGATTTCGAATGGAGAAGTGATAGGTGTTACTTTGTTGGAGAGGGGCAAGACTTAATTCTTGTTGATTGTGGACCTAGAGTTCCAGTTGCCCCAAATAATATTAAGCACTTCATGACACTTGAAGACGTGGCCCATTACAACACTTCACCTGGACTCCTAACTTACAAACTCTTCTCTCAAAAAGGTTCGTCCCAAGTTTTAACACTGTTGGATAGAGTTGAATTGACTATCCCAGATACAGAGCAGGCCACAGTGTCATATCCTATCAATTCAGGAGAAACAAGAGCAGATATTCATATTATCACTGCTGGATTGAGATATAGAGCTTTAACAGAAGTTGGTTGGTGTGGTGCCCTCATTTTAAGATGTGATCCAAAGAGCCAAAGGAAAATTATGGGTATACACACAGCTGCTTCAGAAACACACATGGTAGGATATGCTGAGATCTGTTGCCAGGAATTCCTTCTAGCAACCATCCAAAGAGCTAC